TTAACCTCCTGCGACACTTTTGCGACACTTTAGAGGGTTGAGCCTTAAAGCTTCTTCAAGATGGTTGGGTGCAAAATGGGCATACCTCATTGTCATTTTTATGTCGGTATGACCGAGAATTTTTTGCAGTACTAATATATTCCCGCCATTCATCATAAAGTGGCTAGCAAACGTATGTCTTAATACGTGAGTTAATTGGCCAGCTGGAAGTTCTATTCCAGCCCTTTCAAGTGCAGAGCGGAATGCGTAATAGCATGGTGTAAATAATTCACCATTCTTTTTAGGTAATTCACTGCTCAACTCAGGATCTATTGGGATACTACGATTACGTTTGCCTTTAGTTTTAATAAACGTAATTTTTCCCGCAGAAACTTGGCTGCGTCTGAGTTTTTCAGCTTCTCCCCATCGAGCGCCAGTGGCGAGGCATATTTTGGCGATTAATTCCAAATCCTTCGCGCTACTGTTTCGACATTCAGCCAAGAGCAAATCTATCTGTTCGTCAGTTAGATAAGCCATCTCACTTTCATCAGTACGGAATTGTCTAACGCTTTCCAGTGGGTTAGGTGCTGACCATTCTCCCAAACGCTTCAATTCATTAAACACAGCCAAAAAGTAGGCGTGTTCTAAATTCATTGTTCGAGGTGAAACTTTAGCGATACGTTTCGTTCTTGCAAATTGGCCATCAAGCCTTTTAGCCCGATATGCAGTAAATAATTGGGCGCTAAATTCATTGGCGGTAGGGGAACCCATGCATTCCGCAGCCCATAGCATTGAACTCTTGCGTTTCTCACCATCACGCAAAGTAATGCCATGCCTCTCAAACCAGAGATGAACCAAATCAGTTAGCTTTCTTATTTCTTTTTTTTCGCCGAGCCAAGGCGAGTCATCTACTTTTTGTAACGTATAGTTTTCAAACGCAAGTGCTTCGCCTTTAGTAGCAAACTTTTTTCGTATGCGTTTACCTTGTTTTCCGTCACTGCGGTTAACGCTATAGAAATCGGCTAACCATTGCCCGTCACTTAGTTTTCTTGGTGCCATATTATCTAATCGTCAGGGTTACGCGGCCTAATACAGATATATCATCAAGACCACAATCGAAAGCCATTCCTACACCGCTAACGCGAACTTTCTTAATGGGTATGCGCGTTAATGTTCTAATGCTGATTTTACCTTCGATCTCAACAAGCCATTCGCCGTCGTAAACCTCTGTGAATCCCATTTCAATCAAATACTGAGATTGTTCGTCAACAATTAGAACGGGGCGAAGTGGTTCTGTTTTTGGTGCCAATATCATTGTTTTGTCAATCATAATATAGCCAGCATCGAAGAGCTGGCCGTCAATCAACTTTTTGCGAGCTATGGTTGATGCATCCAGTTGTTGATCGTCGTATTTACGTCCCTTACCTGTCGCTAACCATTCAAGATTAATCCCCGTATCGGCAACGCATCTAACGACAATGTCAGCAGGAAAACCCCCACGTCTATAGCGACCAGCGAGGCTGCTAGACGCCATACCTAAGTGCTCTGCAAGCATGATTTTTTGGCTGAACCCGTATGCCTCTAAAACTCTGTCGAGAATTGGAGCGCTATCAGTGTCCATGTCTACTTGAAATTTGCTCATTCAAAGCCCTATTTGCGCCACTGCAAGTTGCAAAAAGCAAATTGATGTTGACATGTAGCTTTTTGAAACATAGAGTGCGCTTGTGGTTTTCAAAAAAGATATTGGCCAATATTGATGGATATTGGCACTTTCGATAAACGAAGGAGTTTGCATTATGCGACCCAACATTACAATCGTGATACCCGATCCCTACATCCCGCTAGAAGAGTACTGCCGCCGCACAGGCATGTCTAAAAGCACTGCTGAGAACCTGATTTCATACGGGAAGTTACCAATCAAGCCCAAAGGTGCCCAAAAAAAGGGGCTTGTTGAGGTGAATATGGCCGCTTTAACCGTAATGGCATTGAGCGAATGCCATGTTTCGCTTAATGCGTAATTAAGGCTATCAATTCGTAGAGTGCGAAACATGTACGATTACAAAGTTTCTGTACGCAATTATCTTGATGATGCTTGCCGGGCCTTTACGCTGGCGCACAACATCACTGATGTGGCCAAAGCAGTAGGGATGCAGCCTGCAACTCTCCGCAACAAGCTGAACCCTGAGCAGTCACACCAGTTAACGCTGATTGAGCTGCTTGCAATCACTGACCACACCGAAGATGCAACCATTTTGGACGGCATGCTGCGCCAGATTAATTGCCAGCCTTCTGTGCCAGTGAACAATGTTAAACCCGAAAACATGCAGTTTTGTGCATTAACCGCAGTGGCCAGTGTTGGTGCCATCGCCGGTGAAGCGGTTTCAACGGAGAAGATGACCGTTGCGCGCCGCAATCAGATTCTGGACAAGGCAAGCGATGCAATTCGCAGTCTGTCTTTACTCGTCTATTCCGTTGAGAGTCGTTTCCAAACCATGCCGGTACTTGCCGCTGCTGTTGATGTGGTCAGCGCCTCAATGCCCGGCATCGTTGCGTGAGGTGAATATGAGAGAAGTAAATGAAAGCGGCGAAACAGATTTCCATGCGTTTCGCCGTGGATATTCAAAAAATGGTGAGTTGCTTAGTGAGGGAATTGATCCTGCTGCGGTAGTCCCTGAGCAAGCGTTTCGCGCTCGATATACATCTGAAGGAACTCAATTGTGTCCTTTGCCTGTTCAACAGTCAGACCGGTAAATAATTCCCCAGCCGTAGGCAGCGGAGCCTGATCTTTCAGGTGGTAATGGAAGCGAAGGCAGGCCAAATGATTATGTAAAACGTATTCAAGTTCTGCGGGGATGATAATCGGGACTTGTTTATTACTCATTGAATTTCCTTATTTCTGGCTGTGTAGAGACTCCAGATTACCATGCGCCGGACATGTATATAAGCCGGTACTAATGCGAGGTGTTCATGATTTGTTTTGTGCGATATCTAAAAAATCAGGCTAAGCCCCCTCAGTTACCAAGTTTTGGACATGGCTGGATTCAACTGCCAAATGGTCGCAGATGGAATCCGGGTTTAACTACCAGAAATCGGGGAGAGAAAATTGAAAGCAAGCGATGAGCGCTGGGTGGCCATTCTCCGTCAGATGGTTTCTGGCCATACCACGCAGGCGCACAAAATCTGGGAGCGGCTAAGCGAACATCAGCGCGGCGTCATATTGCATGCAGCTGGCCTTAAGTCTCGTCACTGTCGTTATTCGTGGGGGCAATTTTCAGATCGCGAGTTGCATCAGATTAAGCGCGGTCTGCAACGTCTTAAATGCATGGTCGAAATGTTTAAAGGGCTGGGTTCGATGGCATTTCAGCAAGAAAAACAACCTTCGGCGTCCGCCCTTCACTGTGCGCGTTCAGTTCCAACGGTGCCGGGTACGCCTGCACATGAACTAATTCAGGCGCGGCAGCAGCTGCGCGATCAAGTGGCCAATCGTGCCAATTAAGGAGCTTGCATGAATACCATTGCTGTAGAAAAGAAAGGACTGCTGGCAGATTTTCGCGACTGGGGCATAAGTGCTGAATACGCTAATTTCTTTATTGAAAAGTGTGATGACGATGGTAAATCGGTTGCGCTTCGTACTTTCATTTTCAACGACACGATCCAGCTTCAGGATTCAATTCAATGGCTGTCAGCATGCACTGCATTCTGGTGTCGTGCTTATCGCGAAGCCGAAAATAAGGTGGCGCAAATAGAAGCATTAAGCGCGATTCGCTCATTGTATTTTGCTGCGGGTTTTGTCAGCGCCTCGCCAGTGGTTGCATTGATTCGTTCATGGTGGAGCAACACGTTTGAGCTTCATCAGTTACCAGCGCCTAACAAATCACAGTCACAGAAAAGCGGTTTCCGCTCTGTATTACTGAACGCTTCTTTCCTTCACCACTAAACCTCAAAACGCACGATTTTGCGGCTTCCACTCAGGTGGCCGGGGATTCGTGCGTCTTGAAATGGAGAAACATGATGAAAATGACCCGTGAGGACTTACCAAATAAATCGGCCGGCAGTGTAGAGCTGATGCAGGAGCTTTGCACCGAGGCGCGGATTGAAGGTGGTAAGGATGTGGCCACGAAACTGTCTGGCCGTCTTGATCGTCTGGCGACTCATGCGGCAAATAAAGGGCTATCCGCTGCTGAGATTGTTGAACTAATCCGCCAGGAAGCTGAAGCCATCGACAGCAAAGGCGGTGCGCTGTGGCAGTAAAAGAACATCACATCAAAATTGCCCCGCCGTATTTCAATGCCGTGTTAGATGGCACTAAAAAAGCTGAGCTGCGTAACAACGATCGCGCCTATAAAGTCGGTGATGTGCTTTCGCTGGTTGAATATGCACAAGGCAGTTACACCGGGCGCGAGTGGGCAGCGGTGATCACTCATATTCTGCCGGTGTCTGATGTGATACCTGATGGCGGTAATTGGGTTGTTCTGTCAATTAAGGCGGTAAATCCCAGCGATGCGCGCAACTACCTCTATTTCGGTTACGCATTATGAGAGTGCAGATTGACGGGGTTTACTCCGTGCGTGCATTTACGCCAGTAAAACCGGGCAAAGAGTATCAGCTTGTACTGGAAAAGCTGGGCTGGGTAATGATTGATGGCCGTCGTGAGCAACAGCCGCTGACGATGGCAATTTACGCCAGCCAGGTGTTACTGGTGCGCGATCTGGTCTCTGACAACGTTGGGCGTCAGGTGCTGCGCGGCCAGATGAATACCATTGTCAGCTATGTCAGTGAAACCCGCCGCATTGCTGAACTGGCACAAATCGCCCTTGATGAACTGAATCGGTTACAGGCTAAGAATGTCTGAGCACTGTGCTGATCTGCTGCAAGGTGAATATCACGCCGTCAATCAACAGCGGCGTGATTTTTTTGGCATGTCTGCACCGGCTGACATGTCCCTTTCAGAGCGTCGTCTCTGGAATGCAAACCCCGAAGACCATAACTGGCGTAGCCAGTACCTGCATGACATGCCAGACTATCTGGCTGGCTATTTTGGTGACCGCTACCAAAAATTGCTGGCAGGTAATGAAGGTCGTCGTCGTGCCAATGCGTTTCTGCGTAAAACTATTGGCCAGAACGTATTGCCACGCCTGCAACTTGTCAAATATCGCTACAGCCTTCCGGCCACCGCTGCGCATGAACTACCGTTCATTAAGCAGCTGGAAAAACTGGCCACGCTGGACAGGCAGAGCATCCGCGATCTTGCCTATAAGGTTGGCGTGTTTATGGCGCAAAGCCTGGCTGATTTTACCTCCGCTATTTCCCTGCCAGACGATACCGAAGAAGCGGCAATCATGCTGATTGCCTATCGCTTTATCGCTGAGCTATCCGCATTAACCGGCACTATCCCGCCTTACTGGACTGAATATCAGTCCGGTAAATGCGTGCTTGAAATGCGTAAAGCGCAGTCTGGCCTGCTTCGCATGATGGCACCAGAATGGTGGCGGGGCAGACTGAAGCAAATGCGCGATCTGCAACGTGAACACATGGCCATCGCAGTGGGGCAAGTGCAGAAAGCAGCCTCCGCTTACGTCTCGCGCGGTACGCTGGCGGAATGGGTTGAGCAGAAGAAAAGAAACCGAGAATTTTTCAAGCGTCACGACCTGATAAATAAAGAAACCGGTGATCGTATCGCGCTGGATGAAATGGTCAGCCGGAGTAATGCAAATCCCGCGATACGCCGCCGGGAGCTGATGACCCGAATGCGCGGCTTTGAGGATGTGGCAGAGGAAACAGGCTGCGTCGGGCAGTTTTTTACAATGACTGCGCCATCCAGGTTTCATGCGGTTTACAGCAAAGGTGGCTTTGTCACGCAATGGAATGGCTCAAGCCCGAAAGACACCCAGCGTTACCTCTGCAAAGTTTGGTCAAAAATCCGCGCTGCACTGTCCCGTGAAGGCATTCACGTTTTTGGCTTCCGTGTTGTAGAACCGCACCATGATGGGACGCCACACTGGCACATGCTGCTGTTTATGCTGCCTGAAAACGTACAGCGGGTGTGCGACATCATGGCGCGTTACGCTCGCGAAGAAGATGCGCACGAGATGAACACAGACGAATCGCGTAAAGCGCGCTTCCACGTTGAAGCCATTGATCCCGAAAAAGGCAGTGCTACAGGCTATATCGCTAAATACATCTCAAAAAATATCGACGGCTTTGCGCTGGAAGGCGAGAAAGACGATGAGACCGGCGAAAACATGCGTGAAATGGCAAAAGCCGTTTCTGCGTGGGCTTCACGCTGGCGCATTCGTCAGTTCCAGCAAATTGGAGGTGCGCCGGTCACTGTCTGGCGTGAACTGCGTCGGCTCGGGGAAACAAGGCTTCCCGACACAAAAATGGATGCGGCACTGGCTGCGGCATCCGTTGCAAGCTGCTGGGCGTCTTACACCATGCTCCAGGGTGGGCCGCTGGTCGCTCGCGAAGATTTGCTGATCCGTCTTTGCTATGAACTCACTGAAATGGGTAATGAATACGCTGAGGACGTACAACGCGTCAGCGGTATCTATTCTCCTCGCGTGCCTAATTCTGAATTTTATACGCGTCTGGTTAAGTGGGAAAAGGTCGCTAAATTGGCCGAAGCGCCAGCGGAGGCTGGTTTTTCTGGCGGCATCGCCGCCCCTTGGAGTTCTGTCAATAACTGTACGGGGCCGGAGCGCCGACGGTTAGAGCTGGAACTAAAAGCGAGAGGGTTTGAGGGGAGTGAGGAGGAAATTTCACTGTTGCTTAAGGGGAGCGGCATCTCATTTAGAGGGCATGGCACCGTGAAATACCAAGCGGAGCGGTTAATAGACGTTGTTGATCTCAACGAATTTGAATGCTGGCCGGGTTGGTCGTCAGGCTAATGCCCAGTATTTAAACATGTTTATAGCGGATGAATCCCAAAAAAAGGTTCATATTTGATAAGAGATATTATACTGTATGCGTATACAGTGTTTTGCGTAAGGGAGGTGTAAATGTCTGCTTCGCTAGGTCAGATAGTAAAAGTTGAACGGATTGATTTTATTGTTAAATTGCTGATTTTTTCACAAGCTCAGGGAGAGCGCAGAGCATTATTAGACGAATGGTTGGGCGAACTGACTGAAGATTTGCTTAGTGATATGAAAAGCGAGGCAAGAATAACAGCCCCTACTGACGAGGGGCGATCAAATTAAGAGGCCTGGAGTAGCTTAAGTGTTAGCTGCTTTTGAGCGTCTGACATGCCGCTAATCACCTGCTGAATTAGCAAGTCGCCGGTTTTGGCGCTAGGGCTGATAGTGTGGGAAAAAGTAAGGTTCATAACAAAAGTATGACCACACTCAACGTCTGCGCAGGCACAATAGATGTCAGCGATATCACGATGTTTACGGTTGGTTTTACGGATAACAGCTTTAGAACCGCACTCTGGGCACTCAATTTTTAACACGCGCATATTTGCGGCTCCGGCATGAAAGTTATGCCTGGATTTTATACGTTTTAGCATTACACCGCATCCTTGTTCGTTGATTCTTGGTCAAATTTTAGGTACAGGTGTTCCGGCACGTCCGGATCACCGTTGACCGCCTGCATCAGGCGTCGCTGCAACGGTAACACTTCGTTTTTCTTATAGGTCGCTTCAATCTTCTCCGGGTCGCCGAGACCGCCAGCGTTTTGCGGGATGATGCCAGCCAGTCCGGCAGGGAAGCGGTGAGCGTTAAGAACGTCCTGCGCACTAATATTTTTCACGTTGGCAAATTCATCCTTCGCGCCAATGTCACCCATCTGAATGAACTGCACGCCTTCCTTATCGCCGCCGGGGATATTCACCAGAATAGTGCTGAAGTTACCGATCCCTTTGCTGTTGGCCAGCTGCGCCTCAATTTCTTCCTCGACCTCGTCGGTCATGTTCGGGTCAGTGGTATAGAGAATTCCGCCGGTGTGCGCGCCGTTGTGGTAGTAGCGACGGCGAAAAATCACCGCTTCGCTGTTAAGCAGGGCGGAGTGAATGCCGCCGATGTAGTCCGGCAGGCCGTAAATTTGCTGCTGCGGGTCATACATCTTGATAAAAATTACGTCTTCTTCTTCATAAACCAGCGGCTCACCCTGCTGTAAGACGACAAATTCCCCGCTGCGACGGCGGCGCATGTACAGGCCCGGCATGGGTTCGAGCGCGATCACGTCGCCCCAGCCATTGCGAATTTTCACGATGGCCAGATCGCCGAACGTCAGAAAATCCATTGCACCGGCTTCAAGGTTGTCATGCGACAGGCCGCCGCCGAGGTAATTCGACAACACCATGTTTTTGCGTGCGTGAAGGATGCCGCCGTGCTGGCCATTGAGGTTAATCAGCTGCGCCAGCGCCAGCCGGTCAATGGGCAGGCTGTAGTGGTCGTAGTCGTTGTCGTACCAGACGTCGCGATAATCGGTGCCGGTGGTCAGAACGGGTTCAGGTTTGCCGAAGCGCAGCACCGACATTTTGCGCTTGCCTGCTTCCTGCTGTGCGCCGCTGGCGCGTTGCTTATATCGTTTTTTCATGCTGCCTTCTGAAACTTCCATTTGGATGTTGGTTTGTGTTCGTAGTTAAGCGGCTCATTGTCTAATCCGTGCATAATCGCCCAGGCGGCTTCGGCGTGGCCGGTTTCCGCTGTACGGTCAGCAACAAAGGTCACCGCGCCGCCTGCTTTCGTCACGGCGCGTCGGATAGACATAAACGAGGCCGGAACCTCCTTCAGTTCCTGATCCCATTCGATGCGACCACTTTCCACCACGTCCACGGCTTTCAGCACCAGACGATTTTTTGTGTTCAGGTCGTAGCGAATGGGTTTCAGCACGCGCATGGCAAAGGGGTGGATGTTGTCGTAAACACCCTGGCCAATGCCGGTCACGTCAACGCCGAGATAAGTGAAGTTGTAGCGGCTAAACAGCTTTTTGATTTCGCTCGCCTGATGGCGAAAGTTCATGCCCCGCCAGTTGATGATCGCCAGCACGCGGAATTTTTCACCGGCCAGCACCGGCGGCGCCAGAATCACAAACGTGGACAGGTCGCCGGAGCGTGCCGGGTCGTAGCCGCCCCATACCGGACGTTCGCCAAACGGGCGGCGCGCTTTCGGGTCGTGATCCTGCCAGAGCGACACGTCAGTGGCGCACTTCTCCAGGTCGGAAAAGCTGAAAACCGCATCTTTGCTGTCCACGAACACGCACATATAGAGCATGTTGAAGGTGTCTTTGCTGTAGCGGTTGCGCAGCTTTTCAATGCTGGCCAGATTGAAGCCACCGGCAATCGCGTCTTCCATCGTGATGACGTAGCGCCACTGGCCATCGGCACACAGGCGGCCGCCGTCGCGCATCGCATCGAACGTGGGAAAATCAACGGCGTCGCGCTTCTTGCTGCCGCGCTTCCATTCTTCGCCCGTCCAGAACGGGTAGGCCTGATGCGTTTTGGCAGACGGCGTGGAAAAGTAGGTGGTGCGCCATTTGTCGTGCGTGGCCATTGCCGATGCGACTTCGTTAAGCCTGGCGAAATTCGGTACCCAGAAATATTCGTCGCAATACAGGTGGCCGCTGTATGACTGCGCGGTATTTTTGTTGGTGGAAAGGAAACGCAGCTCCGCGCCGTTACTCAGGCGGATAGGGTTGCCGGTCAGCGTGATGCCGAAATATTCCTGGGCAATGTTCACGATGTAAGAGCGGAACACCTCCGCCTGCGCGCGCGATGCGGATAAGAAAATCTGCGGATCGCCAGTCAGCACGGCATTTTCAAACGCCTCAAACGCAAAATACCAGGTCGCGCCTATCTGGCGGCTTTTAAGGATGTTGCGCACCTGCTGGCCAATGTTGATGCGCAGATGCATCTGGTAGCCAAACAGGTGTTCTTCAGCCCAAACGTTGAGATCGTCAGCGCTAAGCCCGGAAATATCGTTTTTGTTGTACTTGCGCTTGCCGCGTGGCGTGTCGCTGCCTTCGTTATTGGCATAGTTTCCGCCGTCGCCGGATGTATCAGGCCGCGCGGCGGCCATCTTCTCTTTGTGCTTGTTCTGCTGCGCGCGCAGTTTCACCGAGTGCGTGATCAGCTGTTCCAGTTCTTTCAGCTCAAGCTCTGTTTTGCCGTCGCGTTTGGTCAGCAGCTGGATGCGGCGCTCAATCGCGTCCTCTGTACTTTCATGGCTGAGCATGTTGGCCCAGCCTTCTTTTTCAGCCCAATAGTAAATAATCCGCGCGTTTGGCAGATTTAATTCACTGGCGATTTCCTTTGGCGTGTATCGCCTTAAATACAGGGCGCGCGCAACGCCGCGTAATTCTTCACTGTATTTTGCCATCAGTCCTTTTTCATTTGTTTATTTGTCTGGTGGCCATTATGCCGCCGTGATGAAAATAAAAATTCCGCTTCGATTCGCATGACTTCGACTAATTAACGTTATCCGAATGTATTGGAATTTAGCTGGGTGCGCAGGGCGTTTTATTTGTGAATAATGGCCCTGCTGTTACGGAGGGCGAAAAAATATATGTCACAGCTGAGCACTGACTGGTTGTGTATTGCCACCGAGGGGGACACGGTAGACCGCAGGGAATTAAGGCGAGAGTGGTTAATTGATGCTGCTGAAACATATAACCCTGAATTATACGCTGCACTTATTTGGCCGGAGCATGAACGCGATTACGGAAATGGCGGCAGCGTAAAAGAAGTTATGTGGCAGGAAGGAGAGGACGGGCTGGTAAGGCTGTACGCAAAAATCGTTCCTAACCTGAGCCTGATTGAAGCCAACAAACGCGATCAGCTTATTTACTTTTCGGTTGAACTGACTGAAGACGGAGACTTTCGCGGCACGGGGCGTTCCTATCTTGAGGGGCTGGGCGCAACGGATTCACCTGCGAGCGTAGGCACCACACGAATGCGCTTCAGTACGCGCAAAAATATTAAGTCCGGCAGCTATCGCTATAAGTTTGGCCGGGACGGAAAAGTTAAACAGGAAACAGAGATGAAAGAATGGCAGAAGCTGTTTGGAATTAAGCCGAAGAAATTCGCCGAAGAAGAAACCACTACGGTTGAACCGCTGGCAGATGACAAACTTCAGGCGCTGGCCGAAGCGTTAAATAATATTGAAACGCGCGTTTCAGCGATTGAATCACAACTGGCATCAACGCAGGAAGATGTTGAAGCCATTGCGGATGTTGTGGATACGCAGGAATTTGCAACGTTGCGTGACAACATCGGCGCAGTGATTAAAAACTTTGGCAAGCTGGATAACAAAATCACCCAGTTGCCTAAGCACCATCGCGGCGATAATCCTAAAGGTCGCAAGTTCAAGTTTATTTAATTCCGCGTCTGCCGGGGAAGTACTAATTCGCGTAATTGCGAGAGGATGATTTATGCAATTAAACCAACGCGCAGTGATGTTTATTGACGCTTACGCCAAAGGTCTGGCGGAAAACTATGGCGTCACTAATCCTTCACGCGCATTCAAGCTGAGTGACCCACAAGAAACCAGCCTGCGCGCGGCGCTGCTGGAGTCTGTTGAGTTCCTCAGCATGATCACAGTCGCAGACGTTGACCAGCTGAGTGGCCAGGTAGTTTCGGTGGGCGCGTCAGCACTGCACACCGGGCGCGTGGCCGACGGGCGCTTTTCTAAGCGTGTCGGCGTGGACGGCAATGAGTACAAGCTGGTCGAAACCGATTCCTGTGCCGCGCTGCGCTGGGATCTGCTGTCTATGTGGGCCAACGCCGGGGACGAAGATGAATTCTTCCAGATGGTGCAGACCTTCTCCAATCAGGCGTTTGCGCTGGATATGTTGCGTATTGGCTTTAACGGTAAGTCCGTTGCAGCGACTACCGACCCGAATGCGAACCCGAATGGCGAAGACGTCAACATCGGCTGGCATGCCCGCATGGGAGCGTTCAAAGACGGTGTTCAGATTATGGACGACCCGGTCACCCTGGACGATGCAGGTGATTACCACTCGCTCGATGCGATGGCTTCTGACCTGATCAACACCAAGATTCCGGCACAGTTCCGCAACGATCCGCGTCTGGTGGTTCTGGTTGGTGCTGACCTGGTGGCAGCAGAGCAATACCGCCTGTACCAGAAGGCTGATAAGCCAACCGAGAAAATTGCCGCGCAGATGCTGGGCAGCACCATTGCCGGGCGCACTGCCATCATTCCGCCATTTATGCCGGGCAAGCGCATGGTGGTGACGCCGCTTTCTAACCTGCATATCTACACGCAGCGCAACACCCGTCAGCGTAAGGCGGAGTTTGTTGAGGACCGCAAGCAGTACGAAAACAAGTACCTGCGCAATGAAGGTTACGCCGTTGAAGTGCCGGAGCTGTACGCGGCCATTGACGAATCTGCCGTGACCATCGGCAAAGTGACCGAACCAGCAGAGGGCTGATTATGAGTCTTTCACCCGCACAGCGACACAGCCAGCGAAAGGCGATGCAGCAGCAGCAGGCACGGCTTGAAGAGGTCAACACGACAGCCAGCCTGCATCTGCAATTACAGGAAATCAGCGTGGACGTTGAATCCCTGCACGGTATGCAGACGTCTGAACGCGTGGAAATAAAGCGCAACATGCTATTACCAAAGTGGCTTCCGACTGCGCAGAGCTATCTGGAGCTGGGCAGGGTATACGCCAACCCGGTGTTTGCCTTGTGCGTGGTCTGGTTGTTTGACGTGGGCGAATACGATCAGGCGCTGGATTGGGCTGATATCGCCATCGAACAGCAGCAGGATACCCCGGGATTCATTCGGTCACGTTTCCCGGCTTTCGTTGCCGATCAGATGCTGGCATGGGCCGTTCAGGCAAGCCAGGCGGGTGAAGACCTTGAACCGTATTTCTCGCGCACGTTTGAGAACGTGACGCAGCGCTGGCCATTACACGAAGAGATTGTGTCCAAGTGGTTCAAATTCGCGGGGATGCTGATGCTCCGTGATGATCAGGGACAGGCGCGGGCGGCGGCGATTGATAGCGTCGAGACGCTGTCAAACGCTGACCGGCTGCTGGCGGCCGCCGAGGCGAAGTCCCCCAAAGCTGGCGTTGGCACGATGCGCAAAAATATTGCGGCGCGTATTCGCACCCTTCAAAGCCAGTAACGACTACCGCAAGCCGGGTGGGCGCGGATGAGGGCAGAACACGTTGTGTAATGCGCCGCGGATTCCGGTCAGCCCACCTTTTTACGGAAAATTTTATGTTCAGTGGCAAGCCAATTGAGTTTCAGGACAGTCCGCTGGTTAACGACGGTTTCTGGCCAGACATGAATCTGGCGGATTTTCAGCAGGGCCGCAGCATACCGGCAGACGTTGACGCCGAAACGGTGGGCGAAGCGCTGCTGAATGCCGCCGCCGAAGTTAACAGCCAGCTTGCCAGTGTGCAGAGCAGGCACCGGCAGGCCGGGCACCAGACCGCCGCTGACGTGCCGGGCGTGAGCCTCGGCGGAAAAAATCAGCTGACGGCGCAGTACAAAAAAGCGGTGTATGCCAGGGCAAAAGCTGACCTGCTGGGTGAGTTTGCGTCGGTTGGCCGCCGCGATTCGCATCCAGGACAGGAGAGCGAAGAAACGCGCAAGGGATTGCTGACGGAAGCGGCGATGGTGATTCGCCAGATTAAAGGGCTGAAGCGCGCAACGGTGAGGGTGGTGAAGTGAGCTATCAAAGCCAGCTGGATTCGCTGACCAGTTTCATTAAATCCAGCGTGCCGCCGCGCGCCATGCTGTCCTTCAGCAGTGAAATGACCGGCCTCAAAACCGTCCCGGCGGCTAAGGAGCTGGGGCTGGGGCAGGTGAGGCTTTCTGTCATCCGCTACGACGCGGAACTGATGTGGGAGCGCTTCCCGTTTCGCGAGTGCGATCCGCGTCTGCTGATGGCGCTGATTGAGGTCTGGCTGGCAGAGGACAGCGCCGAGCGTGAGCTGTTCAGCCAGATTGGCATCACCAGCGCCGATCCGGACTGGGACATTGAGCTGATTGACGAAGAAAACGCCATCGTCACGGTAACGGTGCCAATGGCGGAATCACTGGTCATTGTGCCGGATGACAGCGGGCCAGTTCCCTATCAGGGCGCGCGTTATCGTCTGGCTGACCCGGAAATCTGGACGGCACTGAGCGCACTGGTTTACGCGCCGGGCGGTGATGTGCCGGGAGTAGCGGAGTGATTATCGGGGCAGAGCTCGACCGCTCGCAGCTGCGTGAACTGCGCAAGGCGCTGGCCGAACTGGAGTTGCCAAAGAAAAAGCGGCAGCGGCTTATCTGGCGTCTCGCTAAGTACGGCGTGATACCGGCGGCGAAGCGTAACGTGCGCAATCAACAGTCACCGGACGGGACGCCGTGGCAGGGGCGCAAAACGCGGCGCAGAGGCAAGATGCTGCGAAACCTGCCTAACCTGCTGCACATCCGGGAAATGCCCGAGATTGAGGCGGTGCGCCTCTACCTTCAGGGCGGTGGCTACCGTAACGGGCAGAACCCGGTGCCAGCGGGCGTTATCGGCTACGCGCAGCAGGAAGGCATGAAAACAACCGTCCGGGCGCGCAGCGTCAGCAGACCGGCACCGGCGGGAAAAATGGCCACGCTGAAGCAGGCCAAACGGCTGCGCAAGCTGGGCTACAGGGTGAAGAAGGGAAAACGCTGGCGAAAGCCGCCGTTTAAGGAAATTACCGAAACGCTGGGTTTTGCGCAGGCGGGGCTGCTTATCCGCAAGCTGAGCGGCAGGCCGGTTAAAACAGCCTGGTCGATTGACCTGCCTGCGCGTCCGTTTGTCGGCATGAGTACTGAAGACTTCAATAAGGCGCTGGCGCGCCAGCTGCAGGCCATCGGCTACGGCTGGGACGTTAACGCTTAATAAATCAGGGGAAGGGTATGTGGCCAAACGTCACGATTAATCAGTTAAACCAGCTTCAGGGCGAAACGGCTGACATTGAGCGCACGGTGCTCTTTGTCGGTAAGGGAAAGAAAAACACCGGCAAGGTGCTGCCGGTTAACACGCAGACGGATTTTGATGTGCTGCTGGGTGCGGATGATTCTGAGCTAAAAAGCCAGGTGATCGCCGCGATGAATAACGGCGGTCAGAACTGGTCTGCTTACGTCTGGTTGCTGTCTGAAGACGCTGAGCCGCTGGCATGGGTGGAAGCCGTTGAAAAATCGCAGCTGGCCGCGTCGGTTGAAGGCGCTGTGGTGTGCATCGACGTTACCGACAAGGCGCAGATTAACGCTGCCGCCACGCTTCGCAACACGCTGCTGGCTAAATACGGGCGCTGGGTGTGGTTCATTCTGGCCGTGGCAGAGCCGGAAGGGGAAGAAACCTGGGCGGATTACGTCACGCGTCTGGCCGCGCTTCAGAACGGCATTGCGGCCAGCGCGGTGCAGCTGGTGCCGCGCCTGTGGGGGAATGAGCCGGGCGTGCTGGCTGGTCGCCTGTGCAGTCGTGCCGTCACCATTGCCGATAGCCCGGCGCGCGTGAAATCCGGCGCGTTGCTGGATATGGGCCGCGATGATTTGCCGGTTGATGGCGCTGGCGAGCCGCTTGATCTGGCCACGCTTCAGGCGCTGGAGAAGCTGCGCTACAGCGTGCCGATGTGGTACCCGGATTACGACGGCTTTTACTGGGCTGACGGGCGCACGCTGGACGTGGAGGGCGGTGATTATCAGGTGATTGAGTATCTGCGCATTGCCGACAAGGTGGCGCGCCGCGTACGCCTGCTGGCCATTGCCCGTATTGCCGATCGCTCGATGAATACCACGCCGGGCAGCATTGCCGCGACGCAGCAGAACTTTGCGAAGCCGCTGCGCGAAATGTCGCAGTCCGTCCAGATTAACGGCATTCGTTTTCCCGGCGAGGTGAAAACGCCGCTGGACGGTGACGTCACCGTCAGCTGGAAGACGGCCAGCAAGGTGGAAATTTATATCGTGATGCGCCCCGTTGAATCACCGAAAGAAATTACCGTGGGGCTGGTGCTTGATACCAGCATCAACAAAAGCGAGGTAGCAGCATGAGCCAGCGTATCAGCGGCCAGTCGTTCGACGTGAACATTGACGGGGAAATGCTCCACGTTGAGAAAATCTCTCTCGATGTCACGGATAACACCGCCGCCGCATCAACGCGCGGCGTGCCGGATGGTTTCACCGCCGGTGACGTGGCTGGAGAAGGTGAGATTGAACTCAGCAGCAAGGTGTTCCAGCAGCTGACGGCGAAAGCCCGAGCGGCGGGTTCATGGCGCGGCATTGATGTGGTCGATTTCCTGTTTTACGCGAAGGTGGGCAGCGAAGAGGTCAAGGTCGAGGCGTTCGGCTGCAAGCTGATTATCAGCAACATTCTGGACATCGATCCGAAGGGCGGCGCGCTGACCACGCACAAGGTGAAGTACTTCGTCACCAGCCCGAAATTCATCAACATCAACGGCGTGCCGTATCTGGAGTCGTCGGCAACGGAAAGCCTTATCAGCTAAGGGAGCAGTAATGCAGGAGCACGAAAAAAGCCTTTATACCCTGCTTGTGATGGGGGCGCTGATTGCACTGGGGAAGGTGCTGGCCAGCAATGAAAAAATCACGCCGCGTCTGGTTATCGGGCGCGTAATCCTCGGTTCCGCCATTTCCACGGCGGCAGGGGCGGCGCTGATTCAGTTCCCGGATATTTCGCCGGTGGCCATCAACGGGCTGGGCGCGGGGCTGGGGATTCTGGGGTATCAGTTCTGTGAATTATGGCTGCGCCGCCGGTTAGGTGGCGATAAACGGGAGACAAAAGAGTGACGCTATCGGAAAAACAGCAGCTTTTTACCGCGCTGATTGCGCAGCTGATCACCTTCGCGCAGGACAACGGCATGCGTCTGACGTTTGGCGAGGCTTACCGCACGCCGGAGCAGGCGGCGCTGAATGCAAAGAAGGGCAGCGGCATCAGCAACAGCCTGCACACGCAGCGGCTGGCGGTGGATTTTAACCTCTTTGTTAACGGCCAGTATAAAACCCGCACCGAGGATTATCAGGCGCTGGGTGAATACTGGGAATCGCTGGGCGGCAGCTGGGGCGGGCGCTTTAAAAAGAACCCGGACGGTAATCACTTCAGCCTGGAGCATAACGGGGTGCGCTGATGGGCAGACAGATTCTGTTTGCGATTGCCGGTCTGGCGCTGGCGTTCTGGGCAGGCTGGACGGGCGCGAACTGGCAGCGCGACAGCGTGGAACTGGTGGCCGAACGTGCCGCCGGGCTGGCCGCCGATAAGGCGCGCAGTGAGTTGCAGGGTGTGGCCAGCGAATCGGCCAGAGCGCTTGAGGTAAAACTGGAGGAGTTAAAAGGTGCGATCCCGGCAGGTTTGCGCGCTGAACTGGATAAGCCCGTTTTTACTAATGACTGTCTTTCTGGCGATTATTTCCGGATGTACAACGAAGCCAGTGAAAACGCAGAGCGTACCCTTTCAGGAAAATTTAAAAACTAAATGCCCGGTTAATCTTCCACGATTACAGGGAACCAACGGCAGAGCAGCAGCGGAATTATTAACAACGTGGGTTGAGCTTTATTCAGCCTGTGCGGCTCGCCACAATCTTATTGTTGATGAAATTATATTAAGAGAGAAAAAGAACCATGAGTGAAAAATTAATTGAAATGAAAATTGCGGGTAAAGACGTTTCTTTTTCCCCTAACGTCACCGCGTATAACAAATATATCAACGAAATCACGATGGGAAATAAAGTTTCCCCGGCGCATAACTTTCTGGTGCGCATCGTCACGCCGGAAACAAAGGAAGCGCTGACAGAGCTGCTGGAGCGCCCCGGTGCGGCATTGCAGATTGTGGGTAAGGTTCTGGATGAATATACGCCGGAACTGGAAATCACCGTAAAAAACTAACCGATCGGGTTCGTAATATCGATTCAAACGGACTCGAACAGTATTCAATTTTACGCCGTCGCTGGCTTCCCGGGGAGGAAGACAGTTTAGACAGCCTTTCCGCCGCGTTGTGGCTTGATAACCGTTACTGGGAAAACCAGCGCGTTGCCGTCGCCAACGGCATCGCGCTGGCACTTAAGGGAAGCGAATGAGGCAGCTGGAATTTACGTTAGCGCTGATCGACAAAGTGACGCGGCCACTGCGACAGGCGCAGGCAGGCGTGACGGAGTTTGCGGATAAATCCCGCGCCTCATTCCAGCGCGTTGCCGTGGGCGGTGCGGCGCTCTGGGGCGTCGGGCAGGCAATCAAGGGCGCGCTTGGCCCGGCCATCGAAATGTACGACGCGCTTCAGGAGCAGTCAGCGCGCGGCATTGACAGTTCAGCGCTGAAGCAGGTGGAGAAGGACGCGAACACCTTCGCCATGACCTACGGCAAAAGCGCGGTGGAGTTCGTTCAGTCAACGTCCAGCATTAACGCGGCCATTGGCGGACTTACCGGCACCGAGCTGCCCAAAGTCACGCAGGTGGCCAACCTGATGGCGGCGGCGGTAGGCAGTTCGGCGGCGGAGTCGGCGGAGTTTCTGGGCCAGATGTTTGGCAACTTCAGGGAAGAAGCGGACAGGCTGGGCAAGGTGCAGTTTGCCGAGCAGCTGGCCGACAAAATGGCGTTTATGCGCCAGCGCTTCGGCGTGGAAATGGGGCTGGTTAAAGACCTGATGGAAGGCGCGCGCGGCGTCGGCACAAACTACGGCGTCGGGCTGAATGAGCAGCTGGCCGTGATGGGTGAGCTACAGCGCACGCTGGGTTCAGAGGCGTCCGGCGCGTACGAAGGCTTTCTGACCGGAGCCGAAGACGGCGCCAAAAAACTGGGGCTGAGCTTTAAAAATTCAGCTGGCCAGATGCTGTCTATGCCGGAGATCCTGACCAAACTCCAGGGCAAATACGGCGACAGCATCGCCGGAAACGTGGAGGCGCAGAAGGCGCTTGATGACGCGTTCGGCGACAGTTCGGCGGTGGTCAAGCAGCTGTGGGGCAACGTCGGCACGCTACAGCGCAACATTACCGAGCTGGGCGGGAGCGACGGGCTTAAGCGCACGCAGGAAATGGCCGCGAAGATGGTAAAGCCGTGGGACAGGTTCATTGAAATCCTGACGGCCATCCGGCGCGTGATCGGGATGACGCTTATCCCGGTGCTGTATCCGCTGCTGAACCGCCTGGCGGATATGGGGCAGACGTTTGCCCGCTGGATGCAGATGTTCCCGAACATCGCGCGCGTGGTGGGTTATGTTGCGCTGGCGGTGCTGAGTTTTGCCGGAGCCGGTGCGCTGGCCAATATCGTGATGGGCGTGGGCGGCTTCGTGATGGTCGGGCTGACGGCCATCTGGCGCGGTCTGCTGCTGGTGACAAAGCTGTACACCGGGGCGCTGTGGCTGGCGCAGAAGGCCACGCTGGCATATGCCACTGTCATGCGCACGCTGCGCGGCGTCCTGCTGGCGGTACGCATGGCGGCCATGCTGACCGGGACGGCCATTAACTTTATGAGCTGGCCCATCCTGCTGATCGTCGGCGCGATTGCGCTACTGGGTGCGGGTTGCTACCTGCTGATTTCTCACTGGGACGCGGTGAAAGCGGCGGTAATGGATACCGCAGCCTTTCAGGTGGTGACGGCGGCGATTGAATACATGGCTGGGGTGTTTGGCCAGGCGTGGGCGTCCATCAAAGACGGCTGGAATAGTTTTGTCGCGCTGCTGTCCGGTTTTTCCGTTACGGCGACGTTAGGCGGCATGGCTTCCGGGATTATGAAACTGTTTGCAAACCTTTGGGACAGCATTAAATCCACGGCGCTGAGTTCGCTGAACTGGATTATTTCAAAGCTGAATAAAATTCCCGGCATTGATATTGCCGAGCTGGGCGCACCCGTGCCGACGCCACCGGTAATGGAAAATAACTTATCTACCGGCGGACAGCTTAAAGGTATTGATTCCGGCGGCGTGAGTAAAACCATCAACAGCAACAGCCGCGCCGTTACGGATAACAGCCGCCGGATTGATAAGGTGGAAATTAATATGGCGAACGGAATGACGCCGCAGCAATTAACCGAGTGGCAGGAGCTTGCCGGATGAGTGAATTACTTTATATCGACCTGCTTATTGAGAATGGCGACTTTGTTTTAAATACGGGTAATGAACCCGTGACGTGTAATAACCGCAAAAGTATTCAGCAGGATATTGCGCACGCCATTCTTGAATCCGGCCTGCTGACCGAAATGATCGCAGAGAGAAGCCCGACATTGCGCGCCGATATTCTGACGCGTCTTGAGCTGCTGATTGAGGACGATGAGCGGATTATCCCCGGCACCATTGAGCTGACCGAGGAAACGCTTTCCCGCCTCTGGGTGACGGCCAGCACGTATGAGTTCGGCGCTATTTCTTACGGAGTGGATATATGACGGAAAAGCCGCAGGTTGATTTTACGGAGGTGGTGAAGGCCAGCGGGATGCCGGTGACGGATGCGGAGCTGCGCGCGAAGTTCACCGCGATTGCAGCTGAAGAGGGGCTTATCACCAACACATCCCGCATGTCGCCATTCTGGCGGCTGGTTACGGCTATTATTACCGCGCCGGTGCTGTGGCTGGTCGATGTGCTGGTGAACACCGTGCTGGCCAATATGTTTGTGGCCACCGCCAGCGGCAAGCTGCTGCGCCTGCTGGCATGGGCGGTGAACGTGACCGCCAAACCGGCGAGCCGTGCGGAGGGCGTGATCCGGTTCTGGAAAGAAAGCGCCGGTGCTGAGGTGGTGGTGACGGCAGGCACGCGGGTTCTGACCGAGCGCATCAACGGCGTGGTTTACGAGCTGGTCACGACGGGTGATTTTACGATTGAGTCAGGCGTGGGCAGCGCACTGGTGCCGGTCAGGGCAACACAGGCCGGGGCCGCGTACAACCTTGCGCCGGGGTATTTCCGCATCCTGCCGGTGGCCGTGTCCGGTATCACGCACGTTGAAAGCGAAGAAGACTGGCTGACGGTGCCGGGAGCAGATGAAGAAAGTGACGACGAGCTGCGCGAGCGCTGCCGCAATCAATTTAACCTGGTCGGCAACTATCACACCGACGCGGTGTACCGCTCAATGATCGCCGGGGTAGTGGGGCTGAGCATTGACCGCATTTTCTTCCTGCATGACGCACCGCGCGGGCCGGGAACGGCAAACGCGTATCTGCTTCTGGATTCGGGTGTGGCATCCGGGCCGTTTATTACGGCGGTGAATGACTACATCAACACGCAGGGCCACCACGGCCACGGTGACGATATGCAGTGCTTCGGCATGCCGGAAACGCAGCACGATCTGAACGTGGTGCTGTATCTGAAAGACCCGGACAACATGACGCAGGAGAATCAGGCGCTGCTGAAGAGAAACGCCGGAAATCTTATCCGCTGTGCCTTCAGGGAAAACGCGGATTACACCGTCAGGAAAACGTGGCCATACGGGCGCTTTTCGTTCTCAAACCTCGGGCGGGAAATTCATAAAACCTTCCCGGAGGTGGATTCCATCGCCTTTTCCCTGGCGGACATTGTGAGCGAATTAAGCGTGCCGCGCCTGAAGAGTCTGAATGTGAGCATTGAACATGACTGATTTCATGAAAAAGCTGGCCGGGCTGAGCCTGCCAACGTGGATGAAAAAGGGTGAGCCGGAAAAGCTGCTGAAAGCGGCGCGGAAATTCTGGGCGCTGGTTTACGGCTGGGTAACGTGGCCGGTGAGCCAGTTCGATCCGCTGACATGCGCTGAACCGCTGCTGAACCTGCTGGCCTATGACCGCGATATTACCCGCTTCAACGGTGAACCGCTGGCGCTGTACCGCAAGCGGGTGGCTTATGCCTTCATTAACGCACGGGATGCCGGTTCGGTGGCGGGGTTTATCAGCATCTTTGAGCGGCTGGGTATCGGGTATGTTGAGTTGCTGGAGCGCCAGCCAGACATCGACTGGGACGTGATTATTGTTCGCGTGACTGACAGCCAGATGGCCGATAACGCGCAGTTGCTGATCCAGATAATCCGGCAGTACGGCAGAACCTGCCGCCGCTATCAGTATGAAGTCATTACGTCAGAGCATTTTCATATCCGGGCCGGATGGGACCAGGGCGAATACGTGGTATATCCGGCGCAACTGGCCAGTACGGAAACCGGCAGCGCAACGTTTAGCGCGAGTATTAAGGAGTAGTTATGTCACAGACCGTTATCACCACGGCTTTTGAGCAGTGGAAAGCACGCCAGGCTGAAAGTGGCGAACCGGTTTTACTGGATGAATTTATTTTCGCAAACGTGCCGGGATTAGACCCGAATGCACCGATTGACCGCAGTGAAGGCATTCCCCCGGCGGCGCAGATTTTGCACCGTCAGCCGGTGAACCGTAAAGGTGTGGTGAATGACAATGCGGTGGTGCACTCCGCCGTGCTGGGTGCTGACGTGGGTGATTTCACATTCAACTGGATTGGCCTTGTGAACAAAGCCAGCGGCACGCTGGCCATGATTGTGCACGCACCAGAGCAGCAGAAACTGAAGACCAAAGACGGCCAGCAGGGGAACGTGCTTACCCGCTCTTTCCTGATGGAATACAGCGGCGCGCAGCAGGAAACCGGCATCAGCACACCGGCGGAAACGTGGCAGATTGATTTCACGGCCCGCATGGCGGGAATGGACGAGCGCCAGCGGCTGGAAAACACAGATATCTACGGCCCCGGCGCGTTTTTTGGTGACGGCTGGCTGGTCGGCAAATCTGGCAGTCAGTATTACGTTACACGCGGTGCGGGTTACGTGGGCGGGCTGCGCGCGCAGCTGGACGCGAACCAGAATATTACCGTGGGCGTAAAGCCGGTAAAAGTCTGGCTGGACGTGTGCTGGAGCGGCGCGCTGACCAGCGTCTGGAGTGTGCAGAGTGTCGTCACCGTTGCCGACGACTTAACCGGCTATGAGCAGAACGGGGTGAAACACTACGTATTCCCGCTGGCCAGCATTGATTCGGCGGGGGTAATAACCGATCTGCGTCCTAAAGGGAGCCTGAGCGATCAGCAGGCGAACAGTGATTTTGTGCGCAAGGATAAAAATCTGGCTGACTTAAACGATAAAGCGAAATCACGTGAATCGCTGAGCGTTTACAGCAAGCAGGAAGCTGATACAGCCGATAAGAAGTCGCTGGATGCAGCGCAGCAGGCAAATGAAAATGCCAGTAACCGCGTCGCAAAAAATGGCGACACGATGACCGGGCCGCTGACTTCAACCTATGTGGATGCGCTGAGGCTTAGGCAGGCTAAAAGGTCATTCATTTTTCGTTTTGATGGAAGCAACTTTTATCTGCTGAAAACAAAGGAAAACGATCCTGATGGTTCATGGGATGACGCGCGGCCAATTACCGTCAACGCGAATAGCGGAGAGGTTTCACTGGGGCCAACCCGGGTTAATGGAGACCTTCGCGTTGGCGACAAAGGCGCATGGATGGCGTCGGACGGCAATATATGGGGAACCCGATGGAATGCTAATGGACAATGGCTGTGGGATGCCATCAGTCAGAATATTCAGAACGTCTTAAACAGGGCAAACGACGCATGGAATAAAGCGAATGACGCGCAGGTTAACCGCGTCACGTCCGGTTGGGTAGATGGTAACTATCTGCCGAGAGGGCAGAACGAAAACACGATCGGCACGTTCGTTATGGCGTGGAGCAACACCGGAAATGTGGATTTCAACACGGTGGTTTCGGGAGGAAATCTTTTCCCGTCAACGGCTGACGGCAGTCACGTGGGGTGGAGCCTGCCGGGCGCATGGCGATGCTGTGGAGCCATGAGAACAACTAACGATGCGCACCGCGTATCGCTGTGGCAGAGGGTGGCATGATGACAGAAGTACCAGACGTAAAAATTAATGTTGATGTTAAAAAGCCAAGAAGCGTAGACACGGGTATTTCTGTGGATGTGGATATAAGTATTAACGGCGCTGATTTTATCCCCTTCACAGCAATGCCGGGTGACAGCGCAGGCCATGAAATTTACCTCAAGGCGCTTAACGGTGATTACGGAAAAATCACGCTTTCACCGGGGCCGGATTATCTCTGGTCAGGGCGCAAATGGGTTACCAATCAAATTACTGATTCAGTAAATGAACCAGAGTTGATTAAACAGCAACGACTTGCTGAAGCGTCGGCAGCTATCGCACCCCTGCAGGACGCGGTTGATCTGGGAATGGCCACGGATGCCGAAATGGCCATGTTGCAGGCATGGAAAACCTATCGTGTATTGCTGAACCGCGTTGATGCAAGTAAGCCCGTATGGCCGGAGGTGCCAGGTGTGGCGTGAGGCCCGGCTGGCTTTTTCCGACGCCGTAGCGGCGGCTGATTGTTCCATTATTCCCGCGCATCCGTGGGTGTACGGGCTTGGCCAGCAGACAGAAAATGGCGCATACCTGAGTCCGGTAAATGCCATCAGCTGGCTGGCGGCAAAGCTTGCAGGAATGAGCGGTCAGGCCGAGGTGATTATTTTCATGGTGTCTGGCCAGACGCACGCAAACTTTATGTCTGCACTGGTCGGGCTGGCTGATGTATTTCCGGCGCCGGCGTTTACACAGGCCAAGCGGCTGGCCATGTCATCAGCCACGCTGGCGCTGGATAAAATGCAGATCCCCGCGCGAGGTTCCAGCGCAATGCCGCCATCCGTACCGCTTTCTGTGCCAACAAGCCGCACGGCGCTGGCCGCCGCTGCAATACGCCGCGCGCAGGATGATGCCGGAGCCGCTGTTGGCCTTGAGCAGGTAAAGCAGCAGTTAAGCGCGTTCGGGCAAAAACGTGATGCCATGCTGGCAGACATAGCCGCAGGCCTGGGCGAGCTTCAGGGGAAAAGTGCGCGGGCATGGGTCTTTACCGGGCAGGGCGCTTTGGCCAATACCCTGGTGCAGCTGCTAAAGGACATCCCGCAGCCTTCTGCCGTTTATACGGCGGCCATGATGCTGGTCGGGGACAATCTTGAAGGAATAAGGAGCATGATCCATGAGTTCGAACCCGACGCTGGCGCTTAACGGTGAAGGCATCCCGCTTAAAAATATGCGGGTTACGGTATCTATGCAGATTTTGGACAAAGACCAGTCCGGGCAGACCAGTGCTACCACGAAGGCAGAGCAGGGCGTCAAGGGCAAGGAGCTGCGCATTTCGGGCGAAATCGGCTTCAGTAATACCGCATTGCTTAAGCGTATTTTTGAGCTGGCCTCGGCAGCGGATGCCAGCGGAGTGCGTCAGAAATACCGCGTCGCGCATGAGGTCGCGCGCGCCGTGAGCTTTCGTGAAGCGACGTTTACCGGCAACGTTGATGCCCCGCAGCAGGAAGGCAAAATGGCCTGGCTGGTGACGTTCACGCTCACCGAGCACGTCAGCGTGCAGGAAAAGCGGGAAGCACGGGCCAGCGGAAAAACCACGGCCACCAAGCAGACCGGCGGCGCAACGGCTGGCGGTGGAAACGCAGCAGGCGAAAGCGAAGAGAAAATGACGTGGTTTGAGCGCAGGGTGCTTAAGCCGGTCAACGATGCACTGGAATAACGATGAAACCTTTAACACGTCTCTATCTCTCAACCGATGAGGTACATCTGGCCGATGCCAGTCTGGTGCTGGAGCTTAACAGCTGTGGCCGGGGCTTTATTACCGCACAGACCCAGACCGATTATACCGGTAAAATGGTGCGCATCGACGTGGGCTACCCCTCGCTGGTTCTGCGCTGGTTTACCGGCTACGTTGAGCGCTCGCAGCCAGCGGAAAGCGGCTTTCAGCGCCTGTTTGTGCGTGAGGTGTGCGGCGTGTTTGATCGCAACTGGCCATGCTCTTTTCAGCATCCCACGCTGCGCCAGATTGCCGCCTGGCTGGAAGAAAACAGTGGACTCACTTTCAGCGTGCCGGATGCCGCTTACAGCGATAAGCCGATCCCACACTTTACGCACAGCGGCACCGGCTTCCAGCTGCTGGGCAATTTGGGCAAAGCCTTCGGTATTAACGATTACGTCTGGTATCAGCTGCCGGACGGCGGCGTTTATGTTGGCGGGGCGGAGAAATCCCTGTTTGCAGGTAAGCCCGTAAACGTTCCGGCGGAATTCAGCCAGGGCGCGGCGGGTGGCAATTCGATGATTGTGCCACTCATCCAGACCGTGCGGCCCGGCGTTGAACTGAACGGCCAGCGGGTGACGAAAGTCCAGCTGAATAACGACACCATGACCATCACCTGGACGCCGCGCAACCGCACAACCGGGCAGGCGTTGCAGAAGACGCCCATTCAGCGTCAGATTGAAAGTCAGTACCCGGAGCTGGCAAGCGGCCTGCATCTGCCAAAGTTTGCGCGCGTAGTGGCACCCAGCGAAGCAGTGAGTAGCGGTAACTTTGCCGACCCGTTCAGACCGCGCTACGCCGTTGATCTTCAATTGCTGGACGCCGACGGCAAGCCGGACGGCACCACGCCGGTTTATCCTGCCGTACCGCTGCCCGTGCCGATGGCCGGTAATGACTCCGGCATGTTCCAGTTTCCGCCTGAAGGCACGCTGGTTGAGGTCGGATTTAACGGTGGGCGTCCCGACAAGCCGTTTGTGCGTCAGACCGTGCCGGACGGCACCAGCCTGCCGGACGTGAAGCCGGGCGAGCAGCTACAGCAGCAGCGCGAAGAGGTATCACAGCGCGTTACGCAATCGGGTGACTGGGAGCGAAAAACCGATCAGGTTATTCGGGAAACCTCTATGGCGCGCGAGGTGAAGGCCGACAGTGAAACGCGTGAGCTGGTCAGCCGCGAAACGACGGTGAAGGCCGCCGACAAAACTACCGTGATTGGCACTGCCACGCTGCTGGCCGGTGCTATTCAGCAGGTCACAACGGGAAGTTTCACCACGGGTGTTAAGGGCGATCAGCTGATTACAGTGGGCGGTAACGCTGAATCTGACATCACAGGTAAAGCCGCGATCACCGTAGGAAAGGAACTGGTTGAGAAGATTGGCCAGCTGAGGCAAAGCGTTGCCGGAACGCGTCAGGAGATTATCGCGCCGGTGGTGTGGATTGGTTCAGAGAAAATCAACGTGGCGCAGCTGATGCTGGACACCGTTGCACTGGTGCAGCAGCTGGCGACACAACTGGCCAGCCATACGCACCCCTCTACAGACCAGCCAACCAACAGTGCAACTATAGCGCAATGTGGAATAAGGGCAGCAGCTCTCAAAGCCAAGTATTCCCCAGTTATTGGCACATAAAATTTTAAATGCTTAAGCAAGTAGAGCCGGGATGGGCTTAAGATACAGTGCAGTGGTTGAGATTTGAGCTTTACAGTATTAAACTGGATTCGTTAGTTGATGAGAGTCGTGCTTTTGCTAAGGTCACCAACCTTACAGCGACTTATAAACCAGCCTCACCAGCTGGAGCAAAACCCAGCGAAAGCTGGGTTTTGTGCTTTTTAGCCTTTGTATTTTCTCGGTAAATGAATTTATAATCATCCCCGTTAGTTTCTAGATGAGAGTCTTCATACGTAAAGCGTGTGTGGGATAAGCTAAATTTTGGCGCTGGCCTTAATTTGGCAACTTCATGTTGCTGGCCTTAATTTGGCAACTTCATGTTGCTGGCAATGAGCCTACAACATCAATATGAAAGTCCTGGTCGAAAACAGGTGGTGCTGATTCGACACCTTAGCTAAAGCGCGACTCTCATCAACTAACAATTGAAGGCCAGCCGGACAGGCATCCCATAGGTAAAGGTTGGTTTATCGCGCTCCTCTAAGGAGCAAACGGATGAAAGCTGTAATTGATACGGTATTAGTCATTCTTAAGGCAGCAATTGCTGTGCTGGAATTGATCCGCTATTTCTTACCATAGTGGTGACGTAGAACGGGCCGCCAGGTTAACCACTGGCGGCTTTTCTGTTTTCAGTATTCACAGTCTCGCAACAATTGAATCCTTTTAACAAACACCCCTCGACTGCAAATGATTGCTTTTTTAGCGTCAAAAGCTGCGCCATTGCGCTGAGCAGCGTTAACGCCGAAGAACTCGCAGTGAAAGAGTCAGCTGTCATTAATTGGGAATCATCTCCAAAAAAACGCTAATTCAGTGGCTTTCTTTCTCTGTCTCCAGACCGCACAGAACGCCTTCAGAGCGCCGCACCGGCGCAACCATTCGACGATTACCCTTAAATGGATCACCCGCACAGTGTGGCGCAGGCGCAGCCACAGCCCTGCAAAATAAACGTCTCACCGACAAAAACGGCGCTACACCGCACCCGCCTGCGGGTTTTGCATCATAAAAATTTTTCAGTTTTATTTTTCTACAAACTGATGCGCCAGAGCGCGCCGCTCCTGGCTTTCTGCCGGAGTTCGGCAAATGAAAATAGTGAAATGAATTTCAGTGTATTTCAGTTTTCTGGATCTCAAATGGATCCCGATGAAAATGTATGTAATTGAAATTTAATATAATTATGCGTTTTTCTTCAGTCTGCGGATCACATATGGATCTCTGATGGTGAACGCTGAGATACGACGAAGCCAAGCACGGCAGGGTGTGGGAGAGGGTTTGTGCAATGTGTGAGACTGAAAAGTACGTTAACAGAAATACTGTTATTATATACAGTATTATTCGTAGGCGAGGACGTTCAAATGAAGCGGATTTCAATCAATGGCGCACTTTTTCTGTTTATGTCGCGAGGTGAAAAACTCACTGAGCAAGCGATCTGGAATGAGTCTTGGGGGCCACACAACAGATATGTGCTTTGGCCGCGCGGCGAGTTCTGGGATGTGCGGTTTAAGATGGTTGAGAACGGGAAGCTGGAATGGCTGCCAGTTGCGGATAAGCCCTTTCCAAATGAAAGTGAGGCGTGGCAAGCCGCATACAATCATTGGGAAAAACAACTATCGTTGCTCAATGGAATACCTGAACAAAATGGTGAGCGAAATTCTCTTTAATAAAATCATTCTCTAGGTGTATTCTTTAATTCCTGACGTTAGCCGGGGAGACCTGGCCTCTCTGTACACTCGCCGTATTACGGTTGCCGTAAGGCTACTTTTCGTCGCTTTACGCTGCGTTACGCGGCGTAGCGTCACTCGAAGTTGCCGAAGGTTGCGGATGGCCTCTTAAGGGGTCTCCGGGTTATTTAGTTTAGGCTATGCGCTTGCGCTAAGAAACGTCAGGAATGTATAGAGAGAACAAGAATGTCTAATAACACTCTTGGCTTAGTGGGGAAGGTTCTGATTGTGAAAGCAATCATTGAAAGTCTCAATGAGCTTAATGATTTCATTGTGAACTTTTATAGCCTTCTTCACGTAGTCCTACACTACCGTTTAAACGGATTTTGTAATCGTAATGGAAATGTGGAAACATAAATTCGAAGTAAAAAAGGATAGATGGGTACATGTTCCTACTAAGGAAATGTCCATTTTTGGAAAAAAGCTGAATAAAATTCTTAGAAGTAAATGGAAGTCTCCAGATTATTTTTATCACTTAAAGAATGGAGGTCATGTTTCATCTGCAAGAATTCATATTGAAAATGAATATTTCTCACTAGTTGATATAAGTAACTTTTTTGAATCTACCTCACAAAGTCGAGTGACAAGAGAATTAAAAACAATTATTCCATACGAAAAAGCCAGACTAATTGCTAAGGCCTCAACTGTTAGATTAGCTAATCGAAAAGAAAAGAAATTTTCAATACCATATGGTTACCCTCAGTCACCAATTTTAGCTTCACTATGCCTTAATAATTCATTTGCAGGTCGAGCGCTTGATTTAATAATCAAAAGGGGCGATGTTTTAGTATCGGTTTATATGGATGATATAATTTTTTCAAGTAATAACTTGAATAGTATTACTGAATCTTTTGATTTATTTTGTATCGCGCTTGAGAAGTCAAAATATAAAATTAATAAAAATAAAACTCAGCGACCATCAAAGCAATTGGCAGTCTTTAATCTTGAGTTATCTCACCACCATCTTAGGGTTGCACCTGAAAGAATGGTGCAGTTTATTCAAGCGTATGCACAATCTGAAAATGAACACGAGTGTGAGGGCATAGCCGCTTATGTTCGATCTGTTAACTCGAACCAAGCACTTTTACATTTTCCAAGAAAAGATTAATTTTTCTTCTTTCGATCATCCCAAGTTTCAAGGATATATAGAACTAGGCTATGAGCGGAATTAATAGCTAGACGTGCATGACGTGGTAGAACTTTATATGACTTTCTACCTGCACCGTGCGCAGTACTGGCATGAGTACGAAAAGCACCGAGACCATCAACAATTGAGAAAAGCCCAGTTAAAATTTTACGAAGGTCGTTGTCTTCAATTGTCTGAGGATTCATACCCAAATCCTCTTTCACTACCTTCCAGACACTTTGAAGATCTTGTTTTGCTGGCATTGATAAACCTTCATCAGCAATATAAATTTTACAAACTGATTCAACTATATTGCATGCCGCTGAAACGGATTCTTTGGGTTCTTTATGGATATGTTCCATTGCCCGATCAAACTCGCGTTCGATTGCAGGCATATCTCTTCCGTGTATTGCTTCTTGCAATGAGATAGATGGTTTAGAGCCACCGGCTGTAATAAAACCACCATTTACATACGATAGACCATATTTTCCTAATGCCTTATTAACGACATCTTTAAATGTTGGTTCGTCTTTGACATCAAAAAATTTATTAAATGGCGATGGTGTCGGTTGGGGAGTGTCAGCTTCCATATAACCCTCGATTAATTTACCGAGTGTAGACAGCGGATCCGCACACTCTTTATTAATTCTTCTTAGCCACTCAAGAGCTTTGACCTGCTTCGACCCGTCAGGTGCATCCCCTGGGGCGTCTGCATAAAAAAAAAGGCTATTCAAACTCGCATGGGTTTCGACTGACGATACGTGATCTGCAACGACTGAAAGTAAATGCTGAGGGATTTTTCTATCCAT